CTGTCGATGTAATCACCCTGACCATATTCTTTCACTGATCTGATTTGCGTGTCGCAGGTTATGACAGTAATAGAATTAGGCTTGTGATCTTCAGCGATGTTGTTTAGCTCACCAAGGAATTGCTGAAGCTCTATCGTGCTGACAGAGCCGGACGTATCCACTGCGACAACAACATCACCGACACCGATCTTGTTGATCGATGGCATGTATATTCCCTGCGTATACCAAGCTTTCTTGTTTGGCTTTCGGAAAGTATAATCGTCAGGCTGGTCACCGCCAATGAACCGGTTGAACACATCACGCCAATCAACCTTAGACCGCCGCATTTCATCAACCAGTTCCTGTATGGCCGCTGGCAGCTTGCCAACCGATTTGGCACCGGCAGCAGCAAGCATAACCTTTTGATCAATGCTGGCTTCAAGCTGCTTCGCCTCTGACGGTGATAGATCGTTTCCATCATCACCCTTGGCATCATTGACCGCACCCCAGCCGCAAGGTTGTTGATCTTTTTTATCTGGGTCACTGCCAAGCTGTTCATAGATGCGTTCAGCAGTCATCCCCTTATATTGATCATCCCACAAGCCGCCTTCAGGAAGGGTGAAATTGCCATCGATCAGTATGTGATTGATTGCGTGATCACAGGCGATGTTCCATCGCTCAGCGTCACGCTCACCGCGCCTGATCATATGCTTGAAGGCAACATGCAAGACCTCATGGGCAACAACACCAATGATTTCTTTATCGGTGTGCTGATCAACAAAATCCCCATTCCACTTAATAAACGTGCCGTCTGTACACATGGTAGGCTGGCTGTCATCACGATGGATGTTGAGGCCTAGTGCCAGTGATCCAAAGAAGGGGTTGTCCAATACAAGGCGGGTTCTGGCTCTTGCCATTTTTGTATCTGCGTCCATTTTAAAACTCCCAAAATTTGTACGATGGTATGAATGGGGTGGCTTCCGCCACCCCTGATCACGTTAAAGCATCAACTCTTTTCCATCGCTCAGCAGGAACTCGCGGAACGCTTGTGTCTGCTTTATGGATGGGTGCCGGTTGAATGCATCTTTGACAGCAAACACCGCGAACTCTTTATGCGGTAACCGCTTCAAATATTTAATGACGTTACCAATATTCTTGTCATTAGCCTTGTAAGCGAGAGCGGCAGACACTGCGTAGCAAACCGCAGGGTCTTCACTGATAGTCGCGCTGTCAGGGCTGGCAATCACTGCATCAATGTCTGGCACAGTGTCATGGATTTTCTTATAGCCCATGAACTCAGCGCATGCCCCAATGCCAACTTGACCGGCGACAGCTTCGGTTTCATTAACCGCGTCCAATCCCCACTTCATCATGGTATCGACACGCTCCCAAGAGCGGGGCGAGGGGCAGGAATTAGCGTCACGGTCAAACTTGTGTAGTAGTTCTGGCCGGAACCGCAGGAAACCGGTGACCAAAGGCGAAACGCCTACACCATTCATATAGCCAATTGTGTCTTCAAGATCGGCTTCAACCTCAAGGAATAGCAACCGGTCTTTGAGATGGCTTGGCATGTTGTTTGTGCCAGCCCGATCACTGGTGCGGTTGCCAGCGCAAACGATAGACCAGCCATCCGGCAAGCGGTGATCACCGATGCGCCGTTCATTAACTAGCATTGCTGCTTGGTTCTGATTAGACACTGGTGCTTGTGGCAGTTCATCCAAGAACAGGATGCCTTCACCATCTTTCGGCATCCAGTCAGGGCGCAGACGCTTCATCCCATCACCGTCATTGACCAGCCATCCGGCCAACTCGCCAGCATCATATTGGGCAAGGCTGACTGTCTTTAATGATATCCCACGATCTTCAGCGATTTGCTGAACGATGGTAGTTTTACCAAGACCGGCACCGCCGACAAGGTATGCGATAGGACGCTGTGCGTCACGTCCATTGGCATGTTTCATTTGGCTGTCGATTGAAGCTTCGACAATAGCTTTCGCTTGAGATATACGCATAATCTTTAGTCTCCATTTTGTTGTGAAAGTTAAGACAAGCGACTAAGCCGCTTGCCCTTCAAGTTGTGCAGTCATGGCATTGACCGCTTCATTTTCTGCCTGAGCCTTGTCAGCGGCGGCCTGAGCCGCAGCTTCCATGTCACCCCGAACCCGCAATGCATCTGCCATCTGATCGCGGAACGCTTCGATTTCATCGTAGGTAAACCCACCAAGCCATGCGTCACCATCGATGCGCTTGCCCTTGTTATCTTTTTTGGTTGAGCGTCTACCGACAACTTTTTCGACAGCTAGTTGAACTTTGGTTTTTTCTGCCTCACCAGACACTGCTTTGATAAGCTTAGCTTCAGATGAAATCTGCTCTTGGCCGAAGATATCAAAGACCATTTCAAAGGTGATATTTGAACCGCCGATGCCGAACACGTTTCGCGCACCGACTGCGTTCTTCAGCATTTTCTCTGCCATGCTTGTTGTCAGGCCACCAATATCGGCCAGTTCGCCTTTGATGGTTGAGCTAACCCCTGTCGGCAGATTTGATTTTTCTGTCAAAGGTGCGGATGCAATGCCAGCGATAAGGTGGCAATAGCTGATTATTTTTAGTGCCTTTGCCTCTTCACTGGCTTCTTTCGCGCCGTCTTTCAGAATGTTGATTTTCTTTTCGTTTGAAGCGATTTCATTAAGGTTGTCATCTGACATTGAAAAAGTAGTTTTGGCCATGACGGCATCTCCCATAAAAGTTGAAAAGTAGCAGGACGCTACGACACCGCAGGGTGCGGTGTTTCGGGCGTGTCCTACGCGCCCATCATCAGGTAGCTAGATGGCAATGTATTCGGTCAGGCGCAGGGTGCCTTGCTTGACCAGCTTTCCCTCTTTCATCAGGTAGTAGGCATGAAAGCGGCGGTTCTTATAAACCGCAATCATCTCAGGCTGTTCACCGAATGCCTTGTTGCAGCGTTCGATATATGCACCCAAAGCCTTGATCGTTGGCTTGATTGGATAGAGCGTTGTCTTGCCATTGTCGTTTAATTGATTAGCTGAATACATAATAAATCCCCTGTTTCGCGTGTCTCTTCAATAACTGGGTTACGATCCCCAGCGACAGGTTGTATTCATCTGGCGTGTTCTAAACCGACACGTTACAGGATGGGTGCTAATCATCCTTCAGTCTTACCACCGCATCGATCATCCTAGTGTCAGGCCTAACCGATTTTTGCTTGGGCATATGCGCTTGGTGCAATCAGAGCCGTAGTGCGATGGTGTCCAGTGTCGGGGTTGCTAGCCCCTCGCCCCGATGGGCGGTAGTAAATCAGTAGCGGGTCACCTCCAAAAAATTTTCAAAAACAAAACTATTCCCTGTCGTATCACAGCATAATGGTTATTAAAAGCATTAAAATGCATTTAATGTCATTTTTTTCTACTACAGTACAAAATGAACACTAATTACCATCCTGACATATAGACGATTGAGCCACCAATATTATTGTGAGGGGTTTGTTTTTTCTCATTTAATTCAAATAATCCCCAGAATATTGTTTGTGTACAAACAAGTTTGTTCTTCATTTGTTCAGGGTGCGGAACAAAACGTGAAAACGAGCGAGGTTGGCCTGTGAGAGGGGGCTGGAAAAGTTCGTGTATCATTATGACCAAAAACACCCAAAACGCCCCTATGAGCTTCTATGGGCGATTAAACGCCATGAACAAACCGTGAACATTGCCATATATGGGATTATGGGATATCAGGCCTGAATGGGTGCCTATCGGCTCTATTTGTACGATGGTACAATGGCAAACAGGATCAAAAGCCCGACCAAGCGATAGCGCATATTGGCGGCACTTCAATAAGGGAATAGACATGACAGATGACAAAACACCCAAGGGTAAGACATCACATCTCAGGGTGGTGACAGACAGCGGTGACAAGCTCACTAGCAAGCAGGAACACTTCAGTCAGCAAGTGGCGACAGGCAGCACACTGACAGACGCCTACAGATCAGCCTATGCCGCGGAAAAGATGAAGGATAGCAGCGTCTGGGTTGAGGCATGCAAGTTAGCTCAACACCCCAAGGTTTCACAAAGGATCGATCAGATAATTGAGGAAAACGCCGCAAGAAAGCAGTCGGCCGATGACCGCATGAAAATCTGGGTGACTGAGCAGCTCAAGCACGAAGCCATGTCAGCACAGTCTGATAGCGCAAGGGTTGCGGCATTAACCCAGTTGGGCAGATCGGTTGGCATGTTCACCGATAAGGTTGAACAGAATGAGCAGGGCGCGCGCGGAGCCAGTGAAATCGAAGCGGAAATCCAACGAAAGCTTTCGGCCTTGATGGATGGCTGACACTGCCCACGAACATTTGTACCATAGTACGAACCCCAC